AGCGGCAACGACGGTTTTGCTCGCGGCCTCTGCCTTTTGCTTGGCGGCGTCGAGGGCGGACTCGAGTTGCTTCGTGTCCGGTTTCGCTTTGGATCCGAACGCGCGTGCGAATATGCCGCCGGACTTCTCGCCCGTCGCGTTCGCGGCCTTCTCGATGCCGTTGAGTTCCTTCGCCACCCCGGAGGCGACGTTTTTCGCGTCGATGACCAGCGATACGTAGGCGGTGGCGAGCTGCACGGCAGCAGACATGGTTAGAGCACCCCTTCCCCTGGTCAGCAGGGCCTGCTTGGTGGGCGGGTCCCCGCTGACCGGGAGGGGTGTTCGGGAGGAGCTAGAGGCCTAGGTCGGCTTCCAGTTCTTCGATGGTGTAGGCGTCATCGTCCGCTACCGGCTCGGAGATGGCGTGGCTGTACCCGGGTACGCCGGGCCGTGGGTACGGCTCCGGCCGGTCTTGCTCCTTGCCGCCCGACCGCTGCCAGTTCGCGCCGGCGAGCATGTCGATGATGGTGGCGAGTAGCTGGGCTTGGTGATCCCAGTCGGCGCGGTCGCCAAGGACGGCCCGGTAGAGGGGGCCCCGCTCCCTCGGGTAGTAGAGCAGGGTCGCCAAATCCGACCATGTGAGTGCTTCGCTGCCTAGATCGCGTAGCCGCATCCCGGCGCTCATCACCTCGTAGGCGACGGCGTCGGGATGCTCGGCCAGCAGAATTAGGCAGCGTTCGATTCCCCCGCACCCACGCCGGACGCCTCGCCCCACGCCTCCATGAGGGCGATGACCTCGTCATCGGTCATGTCCTGCACCGCCTCATAGATCTCCCCGAAGACTTCGCGCAGTGCCGTCTCATCGCCGCGGCGGATGCCCTGCTGCTCACGCTGGGTCAGCAGATTGCGGGATGGCAGCGTGAAGTCGCCGTCCCAGCCGGCCAGGCTGAACGTCACATAGGCGAGCTTGCGGGGCAGGTGCCGCCGCGGAATCGCGACCTTCGGAGTCTTGACGGTTCGGCGTGGCGGCGCCTCGGCCTGCGCGAGGCGGGCTCGCAGCGCGGCGAGTTCCTCATTGGTCAGCTCCGGCGCGGGGCCATCAATGTAGGTGGCGTCGATAGGGGTGGTCATGGTGGTTTCCTTCCGGCCTTCCGGGAGGGGTGGCTGTCCGGGACGGCGGGAAGGCACGCGGGCCCGGACAGAATCAGGGGGTCAGGCGGACAGCTTCGGCAGGGACTTGTACTCGTGGTTGTTGTCGCCGTTCGCGTCGGGATAGGCCTTGATCGTGCACTGGTAGGAGATCAGTTCTGCCGCGACGAACTTGACTTCGCCGACGGCGGTGATGCGGGCGTTCGGCAGCACAATGCGCTTGCGGCTACGGCGAGACGCCATTTCGAACACCCAGGAGGCGTTGTCCAGCTCGGTCGCGTTGTGCTTGATGTGGATCTTGCCCTCATCGGTCTGGGTTGGCGGGGTGATCGTGACGTTGTCCTTGCCGTAGATCGCCTTCAACAAGTCGCCGCGCAAAGATTCGATGAACGTCACGGTAACGGTAGAGGAGAAGGATTCCTGCGTGGTTTCGACGACGACGCCACCCCAGTCTTCCTGGTCGGTGGTGTTGCGTTCCTCCGCCAGGGACACGCCGTCCTTGGACACGTAGCCCATGTTGAGGAAGGCGGCGTTGAGTTCGGCGGCGTGGTCGGTTGGCAGTTCCGTGCCGAGGGGCGCGGAGAAAGCGTAGCCGCCGACCTTGGGCCTGCCGGTGTCAACATTGGTGTTGGTGTTGGCTACAAACGCCATGGTGTCTCCTAGAGGGTGGTGAGGGCGGTGGTGAAAGTGGCGCGGTGGCTGGGTGTTTCGTGGTCGTCGTAGGCGACCGGCCAGGTCGCCTCCGCGTCGTGGATGAGGTCATCCGTCTCCGCGCCGGCCAGGATCAGAGCCCGGGCTTGGGCGGCTAGGGCGCGTGCGGCGGCGGGGGTGGGGGCCCAGGCCTCGACCGTGACCATGACGCGCGCTAGCCATGTGTGGTCGCTGCTGCCTCCGGTGGGGGTGAGGCGGATCAGCGATGCCGGGCGGGGGTTGGGGACGATGGTGGAGACCGGCACCCCGGTAGGGGTGAGGATGCGGGTGAGGGCTGGGATCACGTCACCCAGCTGCTGATCGCTCATCGCCCGGCCCCCAGGGCTTTGACGAGCGCCATCGTCTTGGCGTTGTCTCGGCGGGCGGCGCGGGTGCCGGTGAGCACGGCTGCGCGGTCACGCTTGGGATGCTGGGTGGGCTCTAGCACGATGTAGCCGTCGCCGGCCTGCTTTGCGATCGCGTTGGCGCGGCGCACGATGTCGCGCTGCACCCCAGGATCCTGTTTCAGGGCCTCGAAGCCTTTGACGTTCCACACGATTTTCATCAGCGGCGCCTCCTAGCCGGAGCGGCGGTGGGTTTCGATGACGACCCCGACGCCCCAGTCGCGGGCATCGCCGATGACCTCGTGCTCGACGCCGTCGATGATCACGATGTCCAGCCCGGAGGCCCGGGTGCCGGTGGGGCAGTACAGCGTCCACGTCACGTCCACGGCCTCCCGGCCCGCGATGGCGGGCTCCTGCGAGCCGGGTGCCATGGCCAGCACCCGCAGCTCTTCGGGGGGGCCCCATGTGCGGGGGGTGGTGTCGAGCTGCTCGGGTGGGACGGGGATGCGGCGCCGGATCTGCACGGGCCGCACCGCCGACACCGGAGCGCGGCTGTTGAAGCGACCCCACGGT